ACAAATTTTCTCTGCCAGTCTTGGGCATCCATATTGAACACATATCCTGGTTGTGTCTCTGTCCAATATTTCATTTCTTTGTTACCAGTGTCAAACAATCTACCAGTATGTCCAATTATTTCACCATGCCAATAGAAAGGCACAATCACCCTGCGATGGAAATCAGCAGTCTGATCTGGAGAATAATAAAAATCATACCAATCGGGCTCAATGCCTCGTCTCTTCAAATAATTTAGTAATTGATCTATTTTTTCGTACTGAGCAGTTGTGAGATCCTGTGCAAGATATTTTTCTAACCAAATTTCTAACTTGTGGGAATTTTTAGGCAGTGATTTTTTTTGAAAAGTTATAAATTTTTTCTTTTCATACTTTATATCAGCTTCTTCATGACGCATAGCCTCTATGGCTAATTTTTTAATGGTATCTTCAGCGATACCTAGCCATCCCATAAGGGTTTTCATCTTGATGGACAGCTTACGACCAATGACATAAGATGCTGTATATCCACAATTGAAACAGTGATAACTGAGAGTACCGTCTGCAGATGTCATTACTCCACCACGTTTTCTCTTATCGGTGGACTCCCCATTGTATACACAACAAGGTGCGTTAAAACTTAACCAACCCGATGGTGTTTTTTTCCTTCCGGCCGGCAAGGATGTCAGAATAGTAGATTGGATCAGGTTCATCCTACTATTTTAATGCCTATAAAGTATTTTGTCAATTCGTCCGGTATTACCTGTGTGATTAGCCCAACTAAATCTAACATTTTGGTAAACACCTGTAAAATTGTAATAGGTCACACTGGACGAATTATCAAAGTTGATTGTGTTGGAATGGTCTGCTGCAGTGATATCAAAATAATCATTGTGATCAGGTATCGCCGCCATGGTTCCTTGAATTCTTAAAGAACCAGAGAATGATTTTGTGTATACCGCAATGGTGTGCAGTGCCGTGTTATTATTGATTCCGGGATTGGCGTCTATCGCTGAACTTGTTCTGCTGAGTGGTCCGCCTGTGTCAGTGAAACTTGCAATTTCTGCACTGTTTATCATGTCAGGATAAGCACCGTCCAATACTTCAACAGTGCCAGCAGCATTGTAAGAACTGTCAGCAAAGGTCACTGTCCGAGAATTATCTGCGGCTACTTCTCTGATAGCATAATTATAAAACTTGGCATCCAGCCCCAAAAGATCGCCCTCGGTGACATTTATGCTGGCAGTTCCTTTAGATGAGAGCGTGGAGCCATCATCTAAAATATTTAAGTTTCTGGTTAAAACAGACCTTTTAGTCTCAGAATCTATCAGTACAAACTCATAAGTTTTAGCTGTGACATCTTGTGCCTTTTGATCTTCGTTCTTGAATATAAAAGTAAGCGGATTTGACACTCCTTTATACAGTTTTATGCGTCTATTGTACACAGTAGAATTCCTTCCATGATAACCAGATGTGCATACAATTACCACATTGTTTAGTAAATACCTTGCTACAGTTTGCATAATACATTGCTCACTGTATTTATTGAATATAACATGAATGAAATTTTTGAAACATTAAAAAATAAATTCCCGTTTTTATCCCTTATACGCAAAGGAGATTTAGAATTTGTTGGAATCATACAAAATCAAGATAATCAAGTCACAAGCTTCTATGACTATGGGCGTATAATGTTGCCAGCAGATAAAATGAAATTCTTAAAACTGGGTGAAATGTGGTGGTGGGAATCCAATAGAAAAATTCCTATCAACATATTTTTGAAGAAAGATTTTTTGTATTTCAAACCAACGTTGGTAACTTTATCCAGCAAAGACATTAAAATAATGCATGGACCTGTGGTGAGATTAGAGGATATTTCCAAGAAAAGAGTCAAACGCCGAACTATACAGCTGATGCGCAGGCCGATTTAATCTTTAATTTAATTTTTTTTAAATTTAATCTAAATCTTCATAATAAAATAGGAAAGCCACTATGGCTCCCATGGCTCCCAAAACAAAGAAGAATGGCCCACAGGCCGCCGCCGCCAATTTAAGCGTTCCAAGCTGGTGCCATTTGAGATTGAATATAACTAGAGGTCCCACGCTCAATGATAAGAATAGGTAAATGAATATTGCCCATTCTGGCAGTGTCTTTAAAAATTTTTGTATACTTTTCATTCATCTATTTATTTTTCCTTATCAAATTCATCTGAACTACAATGGCCTGAGCATAGGCAACAGCATGAGACTTTTTAAAATAGTAGCTTTCGTCTGAAGGTTTCACCCACACTTCTTTTAATATTTCCGTCCAGTATTTGTGCATGAGATGCCGCTTGGCAGGTCTGATTATTGCCAACACCGCCGCCAGCTGTTCAATATTTTTTGGTTCCAATTTATATACTATATCGAAATGGCCATTGATATGGAACAATTGATCCACAATTGTTTTATCTTTTAACATGTCCCAGTCTGGTTCTTCCAGCATCAACTCAACTAATTCCTGTTCTGTTTTCACGCCTTCATAGAGATTAACGTTTAGCAGATCTATTTTAAAATAACCACGATCTTCTGCTCTTTTAAAATCAAAACTGCACGAGCCCAACATTGGGTCCACAGGCACTTCATGAAAGTACACGCCTGTCTTGTGTTTTTCTATCTCCTCGTCTTTGATTATGGATGCTGGCACATGTTTAAACAATTTGAGTGCGTGTTCTCTATTGGCAAAATCTATGTCTACGTCTGGCATCAGTTATATTTCCTCCTGTTGTTTTCTTTTCTTATCAAACTACCCTTTTCCTTATCGATAAATTCTAACACATCCAAAGTCAATTTATAACCCTTGCTCTCCTGGGCGGGGTTGCTTACTTCGGGCAGTATCACCTGTCCTATTGAACCATCTTCTTTTATTACTATGATGCAATCTCCCACTGCCACATCTATGCTTTCATCGATGACAATTTTATCACTCAATTTTGGCCTCCCGAGCTGTTTCCTGCACAAAGATCGCATCCGCAGGAGATGATTTAAATTTGTTTGACCAATACTCAGGGTTGATAAACCTTTGTATCATTTGTAATTGTTCATCCGAGAGAGTTTGTAGCATTTTTTTCCCAGCGCTGCAACCAAGTATCAACCACGGAGACAACTTGCCGTTTTGTATATGTTGCACAGCCCGCGGAGTGTTGACCAAACGGAAATAATCTGCCCATTGTACATGTTGTTCCTCTGCCCAATCCATCATGGTTTGTATTGATCTAGTAAGGGCTGCTTCCACTGGTTCTGACTTTAACATGTCTATGAGATATGCTTCATAGAGATCGTCTCTTGCCCAATGATCTAATTTTATTCTTGATTTGATTATGTAATCGATATACTTTTCAGGATACAGGGGACTCACATGCATGATGTATCTGCCAAATTTCACAAAAGCATTGTAGTAGGCGCTCTTGCAAAAATCTTCATAGGATTTTGGTTTGCCATTGTTCTGATGTATCTCATAGAATCTCTGGAACACCATCAGAGCGTTCTGCACCCACTTCTCATTTTTTTGCAGATGTCGACGTTTGGGTTCACACACATGCACCTGCAGAGTTCTCTCTTTCGTGAAACTCTTGCCGCAAAATGTACAGGTGTTAAGATTGCTTTCCATGATCTTCTAGCAGTTGTTCTAGTTCGCCGTCGGTGATGATCTTATCCAGCGCTTCGAGGTCTAGCATTTTGGTGTTAGGATAGATGTCCATCAGAGTTTGTAGTGATTTATTTACATTCTTCTTCATGGGTTTGATCCATGGATGGAACTGTTGTTTCAGCCCCCCGCACATGGCAGTCAAAAGCCAACATAATTTTTTATGTTTGCCGCTCAATTCAAAAAGATTTTTATTAACACATTCGTTGATCATTTCCACGTAGTGCTCTTGATAAAATCTATCCCCGGACACTGCGGAGGCATACCTCATAGTCATGTAAGGACTGTATAATGATCTCTCATGTTCATCGATACGATCATAGTAATCCTTGTTACGAAAGTCTATGGCTTTCATGCTGTTTCTTAATTCAAAAAATTTTTTCTTTTCACTCATCTTCGCTCCATGTTAGTGCAAATATTGATGCATGTTTAGGATTTTTAAAAGTGATCTCAATGTTCTTACCTCGCAACTGATAACCCTGTATGCTTAATTTTTTCTTTCGAGCATGATCTATTATCCAATCGATGTAGTGCCTGTTCATCAGCACGGGTGTTTCTCTGTCTTGGTCATCCGGAATCATCATCACCGGAGCCTCCATGCTAACCACGTTGTCTCTTTTTTTTACCATACCGATGCGTATTCTAAAAATTCTGATTGTCTGGATATATCCTTAACAAAATAAGCACAGGGTGGATTATCCGCATCTGTTAAAGGAACCGCAAGTATCTGTCCTGATTTGATCTTGGGGAAATACCATTTAACTTCTTGATAAATGTCCACAATATCAATTTCTGCAAATTCTGGCCTCGATCCAGTAATTGGATTGTATATAAATGCGGAAAATCCTCGATCATTGAGACTGGTTATCGGTAAGACATGTAATTCTCCCTGTTCTGCGTCTCCTATGATCATCTTCCAATCTAAAGGCATTTGTATTTTATATTTTCCTACCTGTAACACCGCCGCGGGAGCATTGAATGATTCCAAGAATATCAGAGGTATGAAGAAGTAATCTGGATCAGCAGGATTGGAATTGTCCAGAACCGCAAATCTCAATTTGTCATCCACATACTCGGGTATCTTTTCTAATACGTATGTTTTATTTTCCAGTGTAAGGATTTTCATAATCTATCTTTTCTATATTATACGGGTAATTGGCCTCTTTGTAAAACTTTTTCCTTTGCCCAAGATGTCTTTTTGCAAATTTGCAACTGGAAGTGATATCCCATATGTTCACATGATCCTTATCCTCTGCTTTTCTTATACCCCTACCAATGCTTTGTATTACACGCACGAAACTTTTACCAGGCTCTATTAATACCAAATTAAAGATCCTGGGTATGTTTATGCCCACGGAGGCCACGCCATAGGTAGCGATAATGACCTTGCGTTGCGAGATTGAGACTTCGTCGTAGTGTTCCTTTCGCTCCATATTCTTTGTGGAACCAGATATAAACACGCTGTCTGGTATCTTGCTTTCTAACAACTCACCAGCAGATATCCTGTCCACAAGGATCATCGTGTTGCCTGTAGTTGAAATATTTTCTATAGTTTTTGCAATCCACGACATCCGAGTTTCATCAGTGGTTAGCCATTTCAATTCTTCTTGATAATTTTTGAATTCTGGATGATCCTGAGTCTGCAACACATTGACGTGGCATAGCGCCAGCACGCCTTTGTCTTGTAATTCTTTGGCTGCTATCTTATGGGCTACATCACCTATGCTGCATCTCAATCCATAAAATTCATAGTCCGCCTTGGGCACTGTGCCCGTGAGTCCCCAACGTATACCACACTTAGCAAAAGGTCCTGTCAGCATTCTTTTCAACACATCTGCCTTGGCCATGTGAACTTCGTCCACTATTACGGTGTTGATATTATCTATTGCTTCTAGGAATGCGGTGGTTTCATCATCGCGGCTTTTCTTCTCTAAAACGTTCAGTGATTGCCAAGTTGCGATCGTATTCTGCCTTCCTAATTCTTTCCTGTCGCCGTAATACACCCCAACATCTAGATTGCACGCTAAAAAATCATCCTCAGTCTGTGTGACTAGACTTTTGTTGGGAACGATTGTGAGAGTTCTCCCATAGTTCTCAACCAGTTTGCACAGAGCTGCCGTGATGATGGTCTTACCCGCTCCGGTGGCGATCTCCTGTATACATTGAGGATTCTTAAGGAACTTGTTTATGGTTTCCACCTGATAGTCCCTCAACACTATTGATTGCCCCGCACAGGGATGATTCTTTGGCCATTTGATATCGGATAGATAGTTTTGATCTATCAATTTAAATTCAAAGTTGTGTGGGGTTCTTTGATCTTCCAATTCCACATACACACCGGCACCTTCCAATACTGGCAATATCTCTCCCACCAATGCTAGATAGGTATTGCCGCCCAATCCAAAGAAACTTACCTTGCCATCCCATCTGCCCAGTTTCACTGCAGGTAGATGTCGAGCATATGGTATCTCAAATTTGAATTTGTTGCTGAGATGCTTTCTATGTTCTAGAGAAAGATTTTCAAATTTGACATTTACCTCGTCTCGAATTATCAGTTTGCATGAGCTCATACAGATTGTATTTTGTCAGATGGTTTCTGACTCATATAATACAATCTTTTCGGCAAATTTTCAACCAGCTTGTCCAGAGTGTTGGTGCTCATGGCCCACATGGGAGTGTCCTGCAGCATGAATGCTATCTTGGGTTTGATTCCAGATCTCAATAGTGCTCTTGGTATTTTATTTCTAACAAATATGATTTTGGTCCGCGGGGAGATCCTTTTATTGCTGACGCTCAATGCATGCAAGGTTTTCCATTGATCATATATTAGCTTACGCTCTTCCATGGATGTTTCTGCTCCATAGATAAAATCCGCGTTAGGAAACTGGTCGACCTCTGGATCTGGATCCAGAGACATGGGTTGATTGAGCTCGAAACCAAACGTTATCTCGTCCTTGGCAATACCCGCTGACTCAAATTCCTGCAGCCACTGGTACACTGGCGTTATTTCATTCTTCACATCAAGTTCTCCGCTGAACGGACAGATTGCTGGAAGATCTCCTAACTCGATGATGGCTTGTAGTAAGGTTTTTTTATCATAAACTTTTCTGTCCACAAACAAATTAGTATCAGATGCATAGGCTATTTTTTCTGCTAGGCTTTTTGCAGGTGCAGAATTATTTCTTGTGCAAGAAACACGGATATGTTTCAATTGATCTCGCTGTTGAAGATACGACAGCGATTGGCAGTTTTGTTGCCAATAATCTGCAAGTGAGTTGGGAGCATTGATCAGTTTTATCGAGTCATACTCGATGTCAACAATGATAGGTAGATACTTTTTCTTTTCTTGTTTTATTTCTTCATAGTCAGTTAAAATTTTAAGGTTCAATATCTTGAAATCATATCTCACCGCTATCAGCGTGACATAGTAGGCCACAGTGTCGGTGTAATTCATTGTCCATTTTTTTGTCTCCCCATCATACAACATAGGAACTAATTCTTGTGTCTTCTTTTTCAGACATCTTATCAATGCAATTAATTTCTCGTTGTAAGGAAATCTTATTTCTATAACTTCTCTGCCGTCTTCCGCATGCAATATGTCTATACTTTTTTCAAAATTTATTATCCTGAAGGGCTGGTCGTATCTTGGATTTTTAATAAGCTCGTCAACATCGAAATCAAATTTTTCTAACAGAGTTTTATATCTCTTTAAGAACAGCATGGCCAGTGTACCCTGCTTCTCTGTCCAGGCGTATGGAGCGTCAGCCAGACTTTGAATGGTTTTGAAATCTTTGTCATGCACACCAGAACTTTGCCATGCTCCTCCTGTATTGTAAGCCAGTATTCTTATAGCGGCTTCCATGGATTCCAGCTGGCGTCGTGTTGTGTTTGTGTTTGACATTTTTGGATAATTAAGTATAACATATAAGGTAATAAAGTCAATTGATCTGCCAATTATGAGAAGAAAAAAAGCATTGAAATTGAGGCACAAGATAGTGAAAGAGACCCTTGATCACAAAGGACCGTATCTTACGAATAGACGTGCCATACATCGCTGGTTTCGTTACATCAATCGAGCAGTCTTTAACAACCAGTTACCCAATTTCGACAAGATCATAATCAAGAAATGGTTGAAACAGGCCATGGGGCAGGTGTGCGCCTATCCAGATAAAAATCCTACAAGATTTGAATTAGAGATGGTACGCAAGTATCAGACAAAGAAAGATTTTATAGAAACACTTGCACACGAGATGATACATCTATACCAATTTGCATTGAAGAAGGACACCGGAAATCACAACAGCATTTTCTACAGCTTCCGTCCTAGATTTAAATTTATCGGCTTAGGACTTTCTCTGTAAATTCAGCGTAGGTCATAAGTTTTGTATTCTTTAAGTCGATACCTGTTTGTAAATGATGCAATGGTTCTGTTGGATTATCGTGTACCACAGTAAATTGACAATATGGTCTCTGTTTAATACAAATTCTAAATTGAGTCAGCCATCCCTCATGCAAAGTGTCGCTGTCGCGAGGACCATAGTGTTCCGTGTTTTGATAGATGTTGTTCAATTGCCCCTTGCCATATTCTTTGAAATCAAATCCTATCAAATATATATTTTTATGTCCATGCACACAGGCTGTCCAGATGGCGGCGGAACCAGATACCCAATGAGGATTATTTGGAATCAAGTTTAGTTTCTTTTTACTTTTAGTGTATTCTAAAGCCGGAGCATAACACACGCATTTTTCATAAATTTTTTCATCTACTATGGTTTGGGAAATAAATCTATCCACCATGAATAGATAATCGGGAATAAAATCTCTGTAGAGAGCATTACATCCATATATTTGGCCAGAATCTCTGAGAAGATTGAGATCGAATCCTTTTCTGGAGGGGCCGTTGCCGATAATGTAGGCATTGCCTCGAGGCCGTGCCTTAACTACATCCTCAACATATTCCGTTTCGTGGGTTTTCTTGCCCCCTTTGATTGACACTTTGGTTATGATAGTTTCGCCTTTGTAAGGGGTCCACTCGATAGCAGTCACGGTGTGTAAGTCTTTGTGTCGTATGATTGATTGAACAGGCATCTATTTTATGTATCTTTCTGCAAGTCTCTGCCGTATTCTAGACCATGGCAATCCATCTCTGATTTCCTGTACTGTCCATTCCGTATAAGAAAGTTTGTGCGCCCAACCTAGTCTATTAGGCATTGCCGGTTTTTCTAAATCAAAAAGATTTGCATTGCCCACTTCATAACACAAACTTGATTCACTCACAAAAACTGGTATACCATTAATTACAGATTCTATGGCTGGATTGCTGGAATGATTCACAACCGCCCAAGTCGATTTGAGTGTTTTTTTAAAATCAGTATCATCATATGTGGTCCAATCCCTTTCAGGTTTTTTAATTTTCACGTTAATATATTTTTTCCCGTCAAAATCAAAGCTGTTTCTAGGATGTGGTCTAACCAGTATGGGTTTTTGACTGTATTTTCTGATTTCTTTTATCTGCTGTTCTATCCAGTGAGACATACGTGGATTTTTTTGCCATTGCTGACTAGTGTCGTGTTGTCCGCATATTACTATTACATTTCCTGTTTGCTTCCACGGTTTCATTTCTATATTGAATAGTGGCCATCTTTTGTTATCAAATATCTGATTCGCAAAATCAGCATCTCTGTTGATACCATTGATGCCCATCTTCCAAGTCGTGTTTCTCTTTAGGCCGCCCACCTCCATTACTACCACTGGTTTATTTTTTGCTTTGTATTTTTCCCATATTTGTCTATTGCTGGCCATCCTTCCTAACCATAACACAGACCAAATCACAGCAACGTCACAATCTCTATCTTCATTGATGTATATGTTTTCTCCTTTTGCTCTGAGGTGTTCTATTAGCGCGGCGAACACGGGTTTACTGTTGAGACTGCCATTGTCTGGAAATAATGCTATTTTCATTTTAATGACGTTGGTACTTTCTTCCAATAATCTATTTCCCACACATTTGCAGGAGCATTCTTCATTGGTGGTCTTAAATCATTTTTAGAGCTGCTGCCTAATTTTTTTCTCTTGCCTTTCATGTGATCCATGTATAATCCCAATTCGCTGTTCACGAACACGTGATGTCCCTTGACATTTTTATCATAGCCTATGTCATTTACTTCTATATTATATTTTTTTTGGAAATATTTTACAAGATGCCAAAATAAAAAACTATCATGCCATTCTAATAATTTGAAAACTTCATCTGTGATAAACAAATTTTCCCATTCTTTGGCAAATTCTTGTACATGGGCGTGCCTTAGATTGTAGCCAACGAAACCGCACTCTGGATATTTGCCCCCATCATTTAGAGAAAATCTTTCTCTGCCGAGATATGTAACCATAGTATTGCTGGGTAAAAGTTTCATTAGAAACTCTAATGGCATGGATCTAAAAGTAAATGTGTCAGCATCGATCCATATTACATAATCATATTGTCTGGAATTACGTATGGCATTGATCACGCAGAAAACTTTATTACTGAATCTCACAGCGTCCCAAAGAAAGGAACCCTTATTTTTGTCCAATCCCCCCTTTTGTTGCAGACAAGCGGGCCTCCTGACTCCTCCCGGTATCTCCTGTAGCTCACCACAAGCCACTGGATCGTTCCTGTGTCGATTTTTAAATTTCAACAACTCCGGTTCGGCAGCGTTGAGATCAATCCATGTGATCCTGGGATGGTCGTACTTGGGTTTGGGCTCTTCGAGATAGACCACAAGGTCAACTTCTGCAGGCCATTGTTCGGCAATGCTCTTGATACCTCTGCCGGAATAGAGATCCCATGTGCCTGGTTTGTAAGAAGTGATTACTTTGATTTTCATGTTAAATATATTATATTTAATTGATACCATGTCACAAAAAATTATTTACAATTTAACCTATATGCCTCCTGGACACACAGGACATCTATGCCCAACCGAGCATGTGGTCAATGCATGGAAACATTTTTACAATTCATTTCCATTTACCAACGTATTGGAATTTGGATTCAATACCGGTTGGAGCAGTGCCTTGTTGATGACTATGTTTCCATCAGTAAAGATCACCAGCATCGAGATAATAGAAATAGACAGCTCCAGGAAGGGTGCGGAAATCCTCAAAGAAAAATTTCCCGGCAGGCATGAAATAGTGTGGGGTGACAGTCAGAAAGTGGCTATGGAGGTCATGCTAGGCAGCAGGTCGTTGCCGATATCAGGGTATGACTTGGCATTCATCGACGGGGGACATTGGCCAGAGATAGTGCAGAGGGATATAGAGCTGTCCCTGCATCTCGGCATAAAGAATTTCGTATTCGATGATGGAAACCATCCCCATATCAAACCCGGCATAGAAAAATTTAAAAATCTTAAATTCGTTCAAAAGCGAACATACTTTGATACGAGGTACAAAGCCAATTACTATAAATTTAAAACGAGAGAAATTGATCTATGCCATTATCAAGTACATTGATCACAACATCTCATACTTTTTGATCCAATCTTGCATGACCCAGGCTGGAACCAGAGCTTTGCTTGCCTTTTGGCTTACCGTTATCCTATCCAGTCTTGATTTCTCTCCGACACAGCTAGTATAAAACTTTTTTAAATTGTTATCAATGCCCATGGCCAGCCACTGTCCGATTGGCACAGTCCAACCTGTCTTTTGTTTCGTAATTATTGCATCTGGCAGTAATCCTTTGTAGGCAATTTTGGTCAATAACTTTGTCTCGTGTTTATTTTTTCCTATCTTGTGACTGGTTGGTATGTCCAGGCAATATTGCATGAACATTTTTGTGGTCAAAGGAAATCTCCCCTCCATGCCAAACGCCATGCCGTATTTGTCGTTCCTAGAGAAGAATTCATTTGGTGCTTGTGCCACACAATCAAGGGCCATATAAGATGCTACGGGATCCACAGGATTCCATAAGGTGTCAGGATACAACTTTATTAACTCTTCTCTCAACACCGCGGCCGGCAGAGTCGGCACTCCCACCACTAGTGGTCTTTTTATTCTTTGTAACCATTTGTCTATTATGTCTCCCCATGAACGGAACTTTTCATCTTTCATTTTCCAATACTTGGGATATCCTCCCAGTATCTCATCGCCCATGTCTCCCGCCATGGTTATGACGGTGCCGGCCTCCGACAATTTGCGATTGGTATGATAATACATGCTCATGCTGGGGTTGTAGACAGGTTGTTCCATGTAGTAGATGCTGTCTTTCCATGCCGCGATGACATCGTTGGGTGTGATAATAACTTCGGTGTGATTGAATTTTTCTTGCACAGCTAAAATTTTTGCACAGGCGGCATCACTGTTGTAATCTTCATCGGTCACGACATTGGGCTGCATTTTATTAGTGAATGTGTTCACAGCTCCATGTATCTTCATCATCTCATATGCTACCACGCTGCTATCCAACCCACCGCTGAGGAATACCCCCATCTGTCTTCGTCCTATGCTTGACATCTGCACAGTCTTTCTCACACGATCTCTGAACTCCGCGGGATCAAAGGATCGATTAGATCTTGGAGTGATGTAAATTCTTTCTGATGATTTTATTCTTTTTCTTGCACAGTCATATGTGATTGTTTCTCCCGGCATCAGTTGTTTTATGTTGGAGAAGAATGTGTTCCTGGTGGCATTGATGCCGGTGAGGCTCATGCAGCTGATCGCCAACTGATCTATCTTCCTGGAGTTGGGCACCTGATCCAGCATGCCTTTTATTTCTGAACCAAATATTAATCCCTCCGCGGTTTCAGCATAGTATAGAGGTTTGATGCCAGCATGATCTCTACTCAATATCAGTTGCTTTGACTGGGTGTTGTAATAGGCAAAGGCATGCATGCTGTCAATCTCTTCAACAAATTTTTCACCATGGTGATCCAATCCCCATGCTAACAATTCTGTATCACATGTGGTACGGGGTTTAAAAGCTGTGTATTTTTTTATCAAATCAAAATAATTAAAAATCTCTCCATTATATATTAATATGTTGCCTCTCTCAGTGTGCCATGGCTGATGCGACACTTGTGGCTGATCGGTTATGCTTAAAAGATTATGTCCTAGAGTGACAGAATCATCATTCCAAATATCCTGTCCATCTGGTCCTCGATGTTCGCAGATTTTTATATACTTTTCTATAAAGTCTCTATCTCGTTTGGTTATGCCATATATGCCACACATGCTATAATCCTAATCTATGTTTAAATCTACGAAACACTGTGCCATTAGATATCTCTTCCGTGGTCCACATTTTATATCCTATGTCATTTAACCATTGTGACCTATCAGGCAATACTGGTGATTCTATTTTGGTCAAGTCTTGGTTTGCCACAGGCCAGCATATTGCCAAATCTGACGTGCAGAAAGTAGGTATGCCTCTCACACAACTGTCTGTGCTAGCGGTGGAGTTGTGGGTGACCACAGCATGACAATTGGCAATCGCTTCTTGAAAATTAAATCTATAGAATTTTTTATTATCTCCCGTAAAAAACTTAGGGCCTATAACTAATTCCACGTCCCCGGGAAATTCTTTTGCCCTGTCTGCTATCGCTGCCATATGATTAGGATGAGGCCTCACTAAAAATTTCCTGTGAGTCAATTTCCTCAGTGTGTCATAGACTCCATTGAACCAATCGATCGGATCTAGCTCGTTCATGCTCCAGTTATCTTTGGGTTGTAGAACAAACAGTATCGGATCTTCGGGATTGGACTTCCTCCAGGGATCATTTTTAATATTCCATAAACTTTTCATCATTTCCCAACGATCTGGTGGAGAGTTGTCTGATAGGAAGTCGCCATTGTTCATGGGAGAATATAGAGCCACTCTCCAATGGTGATGAGGATGATCCACTGTGTTTCCAAAACTGCTCAGCAAACCACCATCAAATGTAATAATATAGATGCCTTTCTTTTTGGCACGTTCCACAAGGTCCCTCCTTCTGCCCTTGGTGTGATGTATCTGTTTGTCACCACCATACCCAAACATGCAACCAATTGGAGCAGTGGGTTCCATCTCGTCTTGGCGCCAATTTCCTGTGAGATTTTCGTTCACAATCACGGGTTCGTCGCCGGATTTTTTTATACCCTCGGCCATGTGTTGCAATAATTCCCAGCTGGCTCCTCGACGTCTATCTTTCACTGTTCTTCTAAATATTTCAACTTTCATCTAATATGCTCCATGCGTACCCATTTTGAATTTCTTCTTTTGTAAATTGTCCGTATGCCAAAGAATGATAGCAGGGCTCTCTATCCGCATACCTGGGCGTTTCTATCTTTGAGAAATCTAATTCTGCTATAGGAGCACATGAGTTCATTATGTCCGTAAACACGGGCACGCCTCTCGCTGTGGCTTCTATGGTTATGTTACTGTTAAATGCCACAATGGCATAAGTGTCATTCCAATCGATTGGTGTGGCAGTGTCCTCATTGTCGTTTGGGCCAGGCATCAGTCGACCGAACTCATCTATTTTGCTATCGGGATTATATCCTTTATTTCTCACAACTATGTCTCGATCTGTATTAGCTCTTAAAATTTCTAAAGTTTTAGATAGCCAACCTTCCTGTTCGAACATGACCGCTATGCTGTGCGTGGGAGGGCATACTACAATTTTTTTTCCATTCTTCTTCCATGGTTCGATCTTAAATGGGAAATATTTTTGAAAACGATCATCAGGCCTAGATTCTAAATAATTTTTTGCGTGATGGTTCTTGGTTATCCTCATGAGGTAAGGTTCGCTTCGGCTCATCCCCCAATAAGGTCGGTCAATGAAATAGAAATCTATCTTGTTTTTGATAGCCCAATGATATACCATGTTGGTACCCCTTAATATACCCATCAATATGACCTTGTCGGCATCTCTCTGCCGAAGTACTTGATCATATGGTAAAATTTTTGATCCTGGTAAACCCTGTTGGGCCCAACTTATGTATTTCTCTGTAGTGGGTCTATCAGTCTTGCTCAGATATATCATTTGTTATTAATTATTCTATTTTTGCACCTGATTAATCAATTCAAATAGAGCGGACGTGTTTACGGTGATGTCATTGAAATCTTTTTTTCTTTTTACTCCTTTGGGTTTATCTCCTGCTATTGTCACTTTTTCACCCAATAATACATGGTGGGATAATCCCAAATGATGGCTTAAAACAGGATAGACTTTTTTATCTAATAATTCCTTTTGACTTATTTCTATGATTTTTGTTCCTGCCTGGCACCATAATAGATTGGCTAATCCAGCTCCGTGTGTAGATATTACATGACTAGCTCCTGAAAAAAGTTCTATCTGTTTTTGGGTTATCATTCCAGATAGAGTAACGGTTTCCCAACCTTGCAGAGCCATGAACACTTCCTCGGCATTAATCAATTTCCTCGCGGGGGCATCCTCCCTGCTGATAAAAATTTTTCTTGTAGGCTCTATTTTCTGGCCAAATTTATGGCGGAGCCACTTTGGCATTTCTGGCACAGTCACGCCATCCTCATGATTGCTCATGGATGGCACCAAAAGATGCGCAAATTTCCATGTTGTGTTTTTGGGCATCACGTAATATCTAAGTTCAGGAAATAATTCTCCGGCCACACGATCGAAATATTCACTGGAGTTGCTCAACACATAGATAAAATCCGTATATTTGTGGCTGAATTTTTTTTCCATCAATCTAAACTTTGATATCACGTCGATCCAGATGTGCCAGGCGTTGTTGGCGCTGAGCTCATCGATGGGCAACCACACGTATTTGTACTCTTCCTCAAATTTTTTGGCGGGAGCAGATAGAGATATATCTATGTTCTCTCCCCATGCACTCCATAGCCCATGTGTCTTCTTTGGTTTGTATTTTGTATTATGCAATAGGGGCCATATGTGTGAGGTAATGAGATGATTTTCATTTGTTATCAACAAGGGTAAACTGTGTGTTGTACAGTCATGGAACTCAGCCATAAACGTGGGATTGGTGATAAAAGTTTTTCGAGGAGCATCAATATGATAATCAACGGTGTATTGATATGGTGCATCTAGTATATCAAACCGTTCTATGAAGTATTGTATAGCTGATATATTTTTTACAATCATTGTTTTTTCTATAATTATACTATATTATACATGAATGTCCAAATTGTTTTCCAATGGTTGTAGTTTCTTATGCAGGAGGCCCAAAGACAATGTTGATACGTTTGTTGCAGAAGAATTAGCCCAACATTACAATTTGCAATTAACGAATCTGGCCATGGGTGGGCGGGGCAATGATCGTATCAGTTTTACCACCAAGGTTTGGTTTGAGCAGAATGGCACCAAGGATGTATTTGCCATTATAGGATGGAGCAGTATGCATAGGAATGACTACGTAACCAATGATGGTTGGAAGGCAGGAAGAGTCAAAGGATCGGAGCTGACGTGGCGCACCTGGAAAACGCTGGATAATGTCAGCTTCCTGATAAAGAATACTGGCTGGGATATAGATAACAATGCAATCATGAACTTTTTAGACAATGTGTTCGACATCCAAAATTATTTTGAAAGAAAAAATATACCCTATGTGATGTACAATGCAATGCCAAATAGCTTTGACACCGATGTATCTGATTTCAAAATCATACGAGATTCCATCAATATGCGAAGATTTTTCTCTCCGCAGATATCACACTTTGAATATGTGGTTGAAAAAAATTTGTTTGTAAGTCCACAAGATCCCCACCCCAGCACAGAGGGACACCGACAATGGGCAAAACTTTTACAAGAATTTATAGATGCTAACAATTTACGCACCATCTGATAGTCCCAAGAGTAAATGCTGGGAAGTGTTTAAAGGAATACAAAGAACCTGGCCCGAGAAAACAGAAATAAAAAATAATCTGGACACAGATGCTAAATCTCCTGCTATGTTTTGGGGATTTATTAATAACAATATTAATCTTGTGCATCAATTAGAGCAACAGCGATCTGAGTATTGGTACACAGACACACCTTATTTTGGGAGATTTAACAATTCAAACTTAAAGAATGATAATCACTACTGGAGAATTTGTAAGAATCAGATACATGCTAAATTTATAAGAGATTGTCCTTCGGATAGGTTTGATAAATTTAACTTACCAATAAAAACAAGAAATAAAAATCAAGGAGAATATATTCTTATCTGCCCCAGCAGTCTAGGTATACACAAATATCTTAAAAAAACCAATTGGACCAACAACACTGTCAATGAGATAAAAAAATATACCGATCGACCCATTAAGATAAGAGAAAAACCCCGGAAGGCCGGAACGTCTGGTCCTAGTGTGGCTGCAGTATCTTTGGAGCATGATCTGCGCAATGCTTGGGCTTGCGTGACCAGTTGCAGTATCAGCGCAGTTGAGGCAGCGTTGGAAGGGGTTCCGATATTCAGTGATACAAAGAGTTTTGCTTGGATCATGTCATCGCCGGGACTGTCGGAAATAGAAGATCCTTTTTACACTGATCCATCTAAATGGCTGTATTCCTTGGCTTATCAACAGTTTACGCCCGAGGAATTTGAAAATGGTATGGCAGTCAGCATATTAAAAAACTTAAATATTTTATAATGAAAAATTGTGTGGTACAATTCTTTATGGAGACTAAGACGTTCTCCAATCCTGATTTTGTAAATATAAAAGTAAATCAAGAACTTTTACAATATTCAAAAAAGTCTGCCAAAATTTATGCAGACAAATGTAAAGTTGATTATATTTTAATTTCAACGCCAAGAATAAATCACGTACATCCAACATTCGAACGATTTGATTTATTTTTAAATAATGATTGGTGGGAAGAATACGATCAAATTTTATATTTAGACACCGATGTGATTTGTTGGCCAACTGCACCCAATATTTTTGAAATGTATCCTAGAAATAATACTTTCAAGCCTTGTGTAGATAAAAGAGCTTTAAAGAGATCAATCGATTGGCATGAGGAAAGCGAAAAAAATAGCATACTAAAAGTTTTTGAGCCAAAAGTACTTAGGAATGAAAGATTTAATGCAGGGGTGTTCATGTTAAATGAGTATTCTGCCAAAACCATTGCGCCTTTCTTAAAATTTAAAGAATATCCAGACGACGATAACAAGATTTTAGTGTACGCAACCTTAAAAAGTCAAGTTGTTGTTGAAAAAATGGATTATAGGTTTAATAAAAAAAATGGTGGTCCAAAGTGTTGGTTTGGGCACGGTTATGGGCAAAAAAAATACCTGCCAGGTAATAAAATATTAGTAGAGTCCAATAAAATATTCAAAGATTAATAGAAAAACTTTTTTATCTTTTTGTTGGTGATATCGTCAAAATAAATTTCGCAAAAGGGCCTTTGCGGCAACTGGTGCTTTCTAGCAAGCACGTTGAAAGTTTTGTCAGTTTCTATTATTAAAATTGTGTTGCTGCAGTAGTTTAATATTTTTTTATCAGTTCCATTTGCAAGCTCTATTTCTCCCCCCTTGCTCCTATCTGTGCGTTGTTGGAAAAACCAATAGCCGATATATCCGTTGATCTTTTTTGGAGTCAACATGCTGGTGAAATCATCGTGAAAGTATACTTCGACTTTCATCTCATCGGTGAATTTTCTCCAATGTTCATGCCCTATGTTATTCCATTGCTCATACAACTTGTCGTAGATGTTTCTTGATACTAGAGCACCGGAGTAAACATGGCATATGGGTTTTCTATGACAATTGATATTGGCTATGGACCAGCTCACGACGAAAAAAGATTTATAAGTTCTTTCTTCCAGACATCACCATATTCGCAGTTCCTATAATTTTCAAACCACGGACCACCTTCGGTGTAATGTAGGATCTTTGGATGCCCGTCTCTGGGTTCCTTGTACCAGCCCACAAGCCAATTGTATTCGCAAGGCATAGAGCCAATTTCAGAATCTTCTAACCAACTGAATCTGTGCAAAAATTTTCCTGTCTCTTTGTTTAATAATTCTGGAGTTAATATTTGATTTTTTGGATGGGCACAATTCCATAACACCATTGAACTCCAGTTCTTTCGGGGATAAGCAAGTTGTAATTGCCCATCCATTTTCACACCTTCTTCTGGATTGTAATCATGTTGTACACACACTACCGCTTTACTGTCATCGTAAAATTGTTCTAGCTCCATGGCATCTATTCGCCAGACAAAATCACAGTCACAGAATACTGCCCATCCTTGATAATTCTGCAGATATGGAATAAAAAATCTTGTGAAAGTGAATTCTGTGCTGGCCAATTTGTCGATATCTCTGGTGTAGATTCCAGACTCCCTGAGCAGTTTCATTTTTAATGGAACCACATTAACGTCCTTATTTCTCCGTTTGATCGAGTGCTCACACACCTGATATGATATGTCTTCTCGAGTATCATATCCTACGAATATTTTCATCTATATCCTTTTGGTAATAATCTTATATATTTGTTGCCAATTATTTACTCTTACGATATGTTCATGTGTTAATCCTTGGTTGTAAATGTGATTATACAATAAAGGTTTCAATCCATATTCCAATCCCTTGATAGCATTGCTCCATTTGTCTTCTATCCACCATAATCCAGTATTGTGGAACTCTGCCAATGCGGAATCCTTATGATCTCCTGTCTCCAATATGAAATAGTTTGCAAACACGGTATCACCAAATAATTCTTCCAATCTTTTTTTCCTTAATCTTTGAGCCGGTACATCAGATGTTTGTGATGTGATGGGAATAAATGTCCAACCCTCCGCATGCAGCAATTTCACCCAAGTTTGAGAGTCCGGCATGGGAGATTGCGTGGCCATCCATGCACTCTTGTTAAATTCTCTGATCAATTCGCTGCCGTTGTCTTTGTGTATGCCATATCTAACGCTCATGTCGTATTCTGTATTTGTATTTTTTAATTCTTTATATCCTTTAGAATGCATCCATTTTTTAAAATGATCCTCCCATTCTAATAGCACGCCGTCCACATCTGTCAATATTATTTTATTAAGCATGTATTTTTTTCAACATAAATGATTTGAAATTATCTTCATTTGTGATGCCTATGAATTCAAATTTATTTTTACAAACATATTCTTCTACTGCGCGATTGACTCCAAATATCACTCCATGTTTTTTTTTCGGTTTAGTCGTCCAATCATGTCCGCATATAAATCCACCTAGTTTAATTTTTTCTCCCCATTCGATCAAATCCTTTGATACTCCTTCATAACTGTGATCCGCATCTATGTAAATCCAGTCGAGACTGTTATTCTCAAATAATTTGCTGGCATCTACGCTAGATTCTCTGATAATTTCCACCTCTAAATATTTTTGGAATTTTTTTCTTACATCATTATAATTTTTTTCCTGCCTTAGTGTTTCTTCTTGATTACGAAATTTTCCTGTCATGACATCAATCCAGCTGTCAATAAGGTAAAGTTTTTTTGGTCTCACTGCCGATAATATAAGTTCTGAAAAACGCCCGTGCTCAACTCCAAGTTCGGCTCCGATAGAATCTTTTGGCAAAAACTCTAATAGGCCCTGCCTGTCAAATGGTAAAATTTTTATGTTATCTGATAGTGGCATCTTCCATACCCGCCACTCGTAGTTTGACTATGTTGGTCAATTGCCATTGTTTTTGGTCCAGTCCCTTCGTTATACCCAACCACTTGTTTCTCAGCAGAGCGAACTCATTGATTATTTTTTCCATATCCACGACATCTGATTCACCATCCACGTACTTGTCGGCATCTCGAGAAGTCAGTGCCCTGTTGTAGTTTTCTAGGAACTTTTTAAATGTCTTTGACCTCAATCTTCTATTTTCAATGTGTAGATACTCTAATATGGCTTCGATTTCTTGCAATTGATTGAATCTTTGCTCCACTACTCCTGGCAATGATGCTGCAGATTTTTCCAGACTGCCAAAAATATATATCTCTTTACGTGCTGTTTCCAATTCTTGCTCAAAGAACTTGATGCAGTCTGGTATTAAACTAATATCTTGGCTGACTTTTGTATACCAACTCATTATTCCTCGTAGTCTTCCTCATCTTCTTCTTCGAAAACAGTTTCTATCGCTTCTTCTAACTTGTCGTCGTATTCTCCCGCTGCCTTTATCGTCTTAGTGGATATGCCCACATCAACCAACGTCTTTATAAAGTCAACAGCGCAGTCCACTTTCTGCCTGTCGGGAACGTAATGGCTGATGGAACCCCATATCTGTTCTATGTCTTCATGCGTGAGTTCTTGCATCAATCTTTTTTCTGCCAGAGGATTTTAAATGCTCTTTTTTTCCTTCTTGCTCTGTGCTTCATCTGCTTGTTTTATTTCTGTTTTTTTAACGTTTTGATAATCGTTCATTATCATTGTTAATTTATCTCCGTCCCAGTCTTTCCTATATTCTAGATGTTCTTTGCCTTTGCTATCCACGTATTTCAATCTGTTGCCTGACTGCACCAACACTCCTTGTTTCTCATAAAGATCAACCAATCCAGAATATGGATCCATGCCCGTGTCATATGGAATCTTAACCTGTACGCTCTCGAAAGGCTTGGCGTATCTGGTTTTCATGACCTTGCATGCTGCTCTTATACCCCTCACTTCTGAGATTTTATTACCGGCTTCGTCTTCTTTTAATTTTAATTTTTTCATTGCTATCACGATTGAAGAAGCATAGATAAATCCCTGCCCTCCAGATATCTTGTCATCGGGATCAAACATATCTTGAGAAGCGTACGTGTGATTGGTTGCGACCAATCCCACATTGTAAGAGCCAAACATGTTCACACAGTTTCTGACCAGTGCTGTAAGGGCCTTGGGCTTTCTGCCCAAGTCACCTTTCATCTCTCCTGCCTCAAATTGATTTACATCTGTGGGGGTCAATAACATTCCCAAAGAATCTATCACAAATAGTATCTTGGGTGCGGTCTGTTTGTTATCCAGGTTCTCTTCTTTATAACCTTTCATGAACTCAGATATTGTTTTTGCCACATCATCCACCATGGAAAGACTCAACTTCAATAATTTCTTTTCATCTGTGTCCACGTCCAGTGCCTGCAACCAAGATTCGTCCAATGCGTTCTCTGTATCAATCAGAATGACGTATATACCTTGTGCCTGTGCATTTTTGACTATGTTGCCAGACGCTATGTATGATTTGCCTGACCCAGGTTCGCCCGCAAACACAGTGACTTTGCCTAGAGGTATTCCTTTTTTAAAATCTCCTGACATCAAATAGTTCAATGCGTAGTTGCCTGTGGAAATCCAATCTGTGGGATCATTGAATCCTAACCCCAACCCTTGTATTGATTTGGTAATGCTTTTTCTGAATTTTGTAACGTCGAATACTTTTGTCATTTTTATTCCTATGTTCTTATTTTAACACTAATTGGCTCCAGTGTCAATGCTGGAGCCAAAAGGGAAATTAGTGTTATTTGCTTTGTCTTGATCTGATCAGTTTCAAGATATCTTCAGCTCTCTTGGCGCTGTCAGTGGATGGTTGAGGTGCTGCCGCAACAGGAGCCGCTTTTACCGGTTCCGCTTTGGTTGCCAACACTTCTTCATCGACCGTGGCTGTTACTGATGCTGATCCGTTTGCAGAACCATTTGCCGTAGCTGATACTCCGGCTGGCCTGAAATACTGACCATATTTTTCCAGATCATATGCCTCGCCTTCCACAGATCTCTCAAATAATTCTTTGATTATTTTTATCTCCGCATCGGTAGGCTTCTTGGGTCTGAAGTCTGAGAGATTGAACAATCCAAACTTATCAATCGCTGCTCGTTCCGCCTCATCCAGGGCTCTTTCTCTTCTGCTCCATTTTGAAGTGGAATAGTCAGCGTATCCGCCTTTGGATGTCTTGGTTATCCTAAAATCCACACCTCTCACGTAATCAGTTGGCAATTCTTCCATCTCTGGATCTAGCAATGCAGATCTGATTATGTTGAAAATTTGTGGACCAATGATGAATCTTCTGATAGGATTCTCAGAGGCCTTATCATCGGTTAAGGGATTTTGTAGAACAAAACCTTGGAATATGTAACTTTTCTTTTTCCAATATTTTCTGCCCATGTCTTCCATTGACTTGTCCTTGAACCAGGGTCGAACTTCCGTAAGGACCGGGCAAGTTTCTCCATACATCTCCATGCATGGTACCTGTACCTGCACTGGTCTCGAATCCGACTGTCCCTTGATCCCAGCGAAAGGCAATTTGATCATTGCTCTTTCTGTCCAGAAGAAAGTGTTACCGGTATCCTTGTCAGGCAAGAAACGAACTACTGCTTCTTGATTTTCCTGTATGTTCCAGTGTGGGTAGATGGCGTTGTCGCCGCCGGTTGATGAAGTGGAGCGATTCACTTCTTGAGATTTTAACCTCGCTCTTATTTCAGCTAGTGTAGCCATAATGTAAGCCTCCTTGTGTGCCTATGTTTGTTTTGTTTGCCTAAATGTACATTAGACATAAAGAATAATATACACAGTTATTTATCTGTTGTCTATGGTGAAATTTGGTATTATATACCGGATAACTTTTTAATGATTGCCAATTCGTCTTCTTTTACCGACTCGTTGGCGCTGGCAACGTTTTCTGCGGCAAAATCAAAATCTTCCAATTGCATGCCGGCCAATTCTATGGCGTCCTTCAATGAGTATTCCTTGTCGCCAACCTTGAACTTGTCGCCGGGTTTCATGCCTGCTGCCTTGGCCTTCTGCACTGCCAGGGCGAACTCATTGCCCTCGGTCTTGGCACCTTGCTTGGCTTTTTCGTCACTATACTGTTTTGAAATAGTTGCGTATTCTTGTGGTTTTAAGTCAGTTACTTCTTTGTTGTGTGTCTTTTTCAACCAATCACGAAATTTATATTCAGCATCAATCTGGCCCTTGTATTCATTCTTCACCGATTCTATCAATCCCAAATCGGCCAATCTGGTTGTTATCCAATTTATAGGATCTCCATCTTTGGCGTTTGAAGTGCCATAGGGCATGTCTCCAGAATTTACATAATAATCCAACAAATCTGAATACAATTCTTTGTGCTTGTATAGATCGTCTCCTGATTTAAATTGCTTATAAGCATTTTGATGTTTATTCAATATCTGCTGCACATCTTCTATTTCGTCAGGTTCTTCCGCGTAGTCTCGAAACTGCGGGCTCATGCCCACGTCTGCTGGCTCATCTCTCTCTTTCACTGTGTCGGATACTTCCGCCATGGCCGGTTCTTTTGCCTTCATGAAATCTTTCTCGTTGGCCGTGACCGCATTGGTCAGCGCGCTGTGCTCCGCCGGGCTGTAGTAATTTTTTGCCGCCGGCATTGCCAGCATTTTCAACACATAATCTCTCACTGTCTCCCTGGCGCAGGCGTCTGGACCTTCCTTGTCTGCTAGGTCACCCAGCTGATCAAATAGATCATCATCATCAAAACCCAAACCCTGCAGTGTTGATACTGCATTTACGGCTTCGGTGCCCACTGGGAAATGTTTGCTCATTAGATCCTTCACTTTTATGAAGTCCTTGCCTGCATGGTCCTCGTCCGGCAGTGAGCTGATGCCCTCATTGACCTTTGCCTCTATTCTGTTGGTCCAGTTCTCGAAAGGCTGTGCCAAATCTTCCTTGGCCTTGCCCTGCCTGTCTTTTTTTGGCATGAACTTGCTGGGGTCCTGTCTCACTTCGTCCCTGTAGATTGGATCTTGCTGCATCTTCTTGTAGTCATCGATATATCTCTTGGCCAGTTGTATGGCGATTTTTTTATTTTTCGTGTAGTTGGCATCGGGCTTGAAGAACAGCGAGCCCTCGTTGCCCATGTCGTCGGCCACCTGGCTGGCGAAGTTGGCTATCCTGTCTTCTTCATCGTTCCTGGTCAACATTCTCGAAGCTATGTCAGACAGTATGGAGCTCAACATGCTGTTCTTATTTGTAAATTTAGTCAATGACAGCATCTTATCGGCTGCGGGATCCGCCCTTAGCACTAATTTTTTTTCTGGATTGGCAAGGAATGACTGCACCATCGCAGATTGATCCACTGGAGTGGACATCTCAGCATCTCGGTCATCATACTCTTTCATGATTGAATGGATCAATGGTAGAGCTGATTCTATTTTATTATCAAGATGCCTCAACGTAAATTTTTCTCTTAGACTGTTTCTGGTAGCATCATCTAACTCAGCTATTGTGGTGGGTTGGAAACTTTCTTTGGCTTTCATGTAGTGACTTTGTTTGCTTAAATTTTTTACATAACTTCTCATGTTTTCTAATTTAAGTTTACAGTTTTCTATGATGTCACCCACTGAATTATTCAACTGATCTTTGTGAGAGGCATATCGGGCAAAGCTATTAAGTTGTGCTATCTGTTCGCTCATCTTTATTATATGTTTGCCAAAATCATCGTGAGGTACACCTCCATTAGCTACATGTCTGGCCATTGCCCTTGCACCTGCCAGATGTTTCATTGGATACTTGAATCTTTCTCCCTGCTCATTTTCTACATATAGGCTGTTAATCTGTCTGCTTCTTGAGCCTGGAACATTTTCGTCAACTGCTTGTGAGTGTCTTATGATCAATCTAGTTTTATCTGTATTTTCGTATGAAGACTTTTTGGTTCCTGTGAGACCTTCTGCAACCGGAATTCCAGCTAGTTCTGTTAATCTGCTTAGTTCTTCTGACATATTATCACTTATATTTACCGTTTGATTCACATCTGCGAGATTCTTAAAATCTTGTTGTGTAAGGCCGCTTTTTGTGATATCTCGCACGTCAAAAGTCACCTGGTGTTGAACTGCGAAATCTTTGAGTTCTTTTAAAAAACTGTACCAATTCGCTTTGGCTTCGTCGTCTATCTTTTCAACCAATCCTCGATTGTAAAAAACTTTCATATTTTCACCATCGGCCAAACTGATGCTCACTCTACCAAAATTATCAGAATTTTCACTGAATTCAAAGTCGAAAAATACAGCTGATTTAGGATCAGCTGTGACGTTGCCCTCGCTGTCCCCTAGTTTTATATTAGAGAACTTGCTGCGGATTTTGTTGAATAAGTCCTGTGATGTTTTGGGCTTGATCATACTGTATTTATTATGAACCTAGGTTGGCAAATATGGGCATCGGCGCAGTCCATTCTGTGGTTCTGTCGGTCCATCTTTCAAATATTTTAGGGTCGAATGTGGCCAATACCTGCATCATGCGGGTCATCAGCAAGCATGCACTTACCAAGTCATCATGCTGGCCTGGCTTGCCTTTGTAGGACACGCCCGTGGCCACGAAGTCTTTTAATTCGGATATCAGTGGCTTGCTGTTGAGTTTCATCTTATTTAATTCTACCAATTCCTTGAACTTGGCGCAGGCCGCTATCTTGTGTTTAGCGGTAGTGTTAAAACCTCTTCTGAACTTTCTTCGATGCCCTTTTCTGATAGGTTCGCTGATGAACTGTCCATGTATGTTCTCCTCACCAATGTCCATCACTCTTAAGAGTGCTGCTTCTCCCAACGTGTTATTTTCCATGCTGTAGAAAATGCTGGGTGTCGTGGTGGGGCTTTTTTCAATGATGGTGTCATAGATGTGCTTGGTGATTGCCTGTAATATTCTTACCTGTTGATTGGCCGGCGTGGTGTTATGATGCCATTCCGCCACCTGCTCGAACGTGGGCAGCTCGAATACCTGAATCGCAGCGAAATCTCCACCGGTGCCCAGGCTGGGATCCAACGCCACCATGTAGGTGTTGCCCGGCGTTGGCGTCTTCCACCAACGCACCTGACCCATATTGATCAGGGGATCTCGTCCTTCCAGCTCTGCTAATCTAATACTGGAGATTAATGTTTCGTCAAAGATCAAGAACTCGCACTCGTGTTCTCTTCTGAATCTCTCCTCTCCGATTCTGCTTCTTTCCGTCTCAGCCCATTTCTCGTCTCTGTCAGGATGCTCGCTCCAGTGGGCCTTCATTGCGTAAAAACCATTGGTGCCCACGACCTTGTCAACGCCGTAGTCATCAAATCTCTTGCAGGCCTCTTTCCAGATCAATGCAAATTGATCTTCATCGGAGTTTGGGGTTGAAGTTATAAGGCACTTACCACCTGTGGACAATGTAGGAGATAATGATGTCCAAAACTCCTTGGCCTTTTCTGGCGGTTGCACGAAAGCGAACTCGTCGCAATAGATAAGAGACAAGGACATACCTCTGCCGGTGTTTTCTGTTGTGGTGGTGGCCATTATCTTGGAGCCGTTGTCAAACTCTATGGAGTTTCTATTGTATTGTGTTACTCCCGCCTTTATCCATGATGGCAATAGCTCGTAGGCATAGCGTACCCTGCTCATGATGTCCGATGCACCTTGATACTTGTGAGCGGCTATTAGTATTTGTGAATCAGGTTTGAACATAGCATACCATAACAGATAGCCCGAAGCGCAGGTGGTCTTTCCGGTCTGTCTTGGCAGCATGGCTATGCTGAACCTGTGGTTGTTATAAGCTTCTACCAATCTCTCCTGGAACGGATAGGGATCAAATTTCAATTCTCCTCTTGTGGGGTGCTGTATTCGCATGAATTCCCGCATGAAGAAAAGCGGTCCACTTCTGAGATCCATGCACTTTTCCAGTCTTATCACTTGATCAGCTGTGTACTTGTGTTTTTTGTGTGCCTTTTTTATTTGGTCACTATCTAACGATATGTATGCCATGGCTATTATTTAAGTTTGAACCAATCTGTGGCGTTGGTATATGAAGTGGCACCAAAGCGGTCCATATGACCCACTTCCAGGCTGTGTATCACTGCTTCGATGTAGTCGTTCCAGTAGTCCACGAACTGCTTCATCCTAGGGTATCTGGGCGGCACGTCCAGGGTCTGCCACCAGAACTCCTGCAGTATGTTTTGATAGTCCGGCATCTTATAAACCACCTTGATGGAGGTGTATCTCAGCCCGTCAGAATATCGTCCAAAGAATTCCATAAAAATATTTAGTGGGGTCTATAATGGAATTAAACCTGGTGTTATTGGCCCCGGGCTACTTCTTCGCCTGCTCTTTGTCCTTCAGCGCTTTTGTCATGGGCTCGGACTTGTTGCCATCCTTGTCCACGTCCAAGAAATCTGGTTTCGAGTTGGCCGCTTCCTGATAGGTCTTCTTGAAACTCTCGTACTGCGCTCTAAGGCTGTTTGACAGTTCCTCTTCTGAGATCTCAGATTCTCCCATCTTGATGGACATGGGATTGTCTCCACCGGCCGCCTTGATGTAGGCGCCTTTTGCTCTGTGCAGATCAGTGCCGCTTGGCACCACTGCTTTCACATCGCTGTATTTTTCTTTTGGCGTGTTTGCGAACGCCTCGTCGGCCTGCGCATCTGTTGGCACTTCTTTCGGAGCTTCAGGCTGATTGATCATGTCTTGTCCAACTGGTCTTACTCCTGCCAATTTCAGCAACTGCATCATCATGCTGGCTTCTTCTGGTGAATCAGTGGCTATCATGATTGACTCGTTCATCTTATCTTTCTTCATTTTCTTCTCCTCATGTGTTATGCCCAACTGCTTTTCTATCTTTTCGATCTCTTCTTCCGTTTCTGAAGGATCACCTGCATAGGCGTTGGCCATTTGTGCATTGTATTTGTCTTTCAAGTCGCTCAATTTTTTCTTTAGGTCAACATTAGCAGCGTCCGCCTCGGCCATCGCCACTCCTGCCGCTGACATGAATCTTTGCATGTCGAACCTCGGATTGCTCTTGGCCATCACGCCCGCTATCATCTCTGCTGTCTCTTTGCGCTTGATTGGGTCCTCGATCTGTTTAATTGTGTCGGCGAACAGCTGAAAGTGCTGTCGCGTCATGGTCTCGTCGATCTCGCCTTCATTTTTCTCTATCGACTTCGCGATGTCATGCGCTTTCTCAATGGTGGATTTTTTTAGTGGTGGAGTGTCTCCTGTGGATTTCATGGCCTGCGCCATTCCGATCGCATACGGGCTCTGTGTTTTCTCTGCTACTGGTCCGTTTGCTTTCTCCACATTGCTTATGGCGTCCTTGACATCAATTGATGGATTGCTTTCCTGAATCTGTCTAAGTCTAGATAAGATATCGATCATGTCCATAAAATTATTTTCCTGCTGGATCTGGGTTGCCTTTTACTGGCCCTTTATGAGCTGCTTTGATCGGAGATCCAGAATTTTTTTTATCCACTTCATTTTTCATCACTTCCTGTTCCACTTTAGGTTTTTCAGCAAATTCCGTTTGTTTTCTGGCTTTGAGTAATTCTTTTAATAAACTTTGATTGGCCCGATCCCCATACACCTCATCCGCTTTGACTTTTGGAGCATCTTTGTATTCTATATCATGTAACATAGACTTATATTCAGATTTTTTTTCCGCCCTGGCCTTTATTTCTTCCTGGTATTCCTCTGTTGGCTCTCCCGGTTTTCTAATTACGATTTGGTTGTCATGTAAACGCATGCTGTCAGCTATCAATGCTCTCATTTCAAATACTGATGCCGGGTACAGGGTGGTCAATTCAAAAATTGTTACTGCTTGATTTTTGATATGGGAAAAATCCAATGGCACTTCCTGTATTGGGGTTTTTTTACCTTTTGACAGAGACTTTACTTCATATTTTCGCAGTGCTGTTTCCAATTTAGAGCCAAAATCTTCGCTTATATCACCAGCTATTTTAATTTTGTAGTGATATTCCTTCGTCGATTCTGCTAGATATTGTTTAAAGTTTGTCATAATGCTGTATTTAGTCTTTCTTCAGCAGTTTCTTCATCAACTCATTGCGGTCGCTTATTATCATGCCCTCACTTTCAATCGGTTCGCTGATGTCGTCCGAGCCGCTTTTGTCAATTTTGAGTTTTTTCAGCTGTAATTCCACCATGTGTAATTTTTTATCGATTTTTTGTGATTTTGCATCTATAGCATTGCGCAACATTGAACTTGCCACTTCAAAAATACGTCCTGAATATCTGCTGTCCACGTTCATGCCCAGATCCATGAGATTTTTATAGCTCTCTTCGGCCTCCATGGCCAGCTTATCCAGCTCGAGATCGCTTAATTCGCCCAAACCCTTGACCTGCGGTAATGCTGCCGCAATTTTATCGAATTCTTGATAGGTTTTTTCCAAGGCCTTTGCTGTCTGGGGATCAACATTTTTAGGAATAGTGTGTCTTTCCTTGTCTTCGCGTGATTTTTCCTTGGCATCCACCTTTGCGAATGCTTCTTTTACATTTGGTAAATTGAGTATATCTTCCAGCTTGCGTGTCATTTAAGATATTTACTTGCGTTTCCCTTGATGGAATAATTGTTCCTCGCTCAGAACCCGAAAGGTTATCCTATTTTGCTTCGCATACGCAGAGGCAGCCTCCCATTTGGCTCGATTAATCACAACTTGTGTCTGTCTTCCAGTGCTCTTACCAGCCCGTTCCATGGTGGCTTGATTCATTGGTTTGACTTCTACCAACTCTGCGTGCTTGTTGCCGTTTTTATCAACATATACTAGAAAGAAGTCTGGCACATAGATGGTGTATTTGCCAGTCAAAGGATGGCGATAAGGTATCTTTATGGATTCGCTTGCCCACTGGTAGACATTTGGGTGCTCATCACACAGTCGCATGAAAGAGTGTTCCCAACCACTCCTATACGTTGGAGCTTTTGTTCCCACGTACTTGGCAGGATTCTTCATCAAGAATTTTCCTTTGGCGAATTTCATCTATGCTTTGATGTTTCTGGATACGATATCTCTGCTAGTTCTGCTATTCCTTACTCCCAATCGACTGCTCTTGTATCTATTGGCATTCAAAACCACTGTGAGCAGTTCATTCAATTGGGCTGAGTCGGCCCTTGTTAAGATATCTAGCATTTGTGCCACTGGAATAGAATCTATCTTGGCCTGTTGTAAGATTACGTAAGCAGTCTCTTCCGCTGGTTGTCGGTCAAATCCTCTTTTGACAAAAAAACCTACAGCGATATCATAATCATTGGTGCTGAATTCAAATGGCTCAACATACTGTGCCTTAGTAAGATCGTCGATGGTTTTTTGCAATCTATCTTTTTCTTTTTGTGGTAGGTTGGTGTAGAATTCTGCCATTATAATCCTGCTCTTTCAGCGACGATGGCCACTTCGTTGCCCGCTCTACTGATCCTCACAAAGCCATCATTGACCAATTTTGTTGTGTCGGTCAACGTTCTGCTTCTATATATTTTTTTGACGTCATTGGATGCTGCTGTATATTCTATCTCGCTTTGGCTGATAGTAAGACCTTTTCTTGACCCGACCTGTTTGTAATAAATCCCTGCTGCCACTTTATCTTGTGCCACCAAATTGGTTTGAACGAGATTAAAAGATTCTGTTGGCGAGAGGTAAAGCCTAGTGTCTAATACCCTAGTTGGGATTACTTGGTTGTTAGGATTGCTTTGATCACCTAAACTCTTTGATCGTGCCAATGATGGGGCCGCGGCAAGACCTGCCACGGCCAGAGCGCCGATGGAAAAACTGCCCACAGGATTGGTTACTGTGCCAGCTTGACGGGCAATATCTATCACTCCCGCTTTCACGAAAA